CAAATAAGTCTGCGCCACCATCGTCCGGAGTAATGAATCCAAAACCTTTGGCGTCGTTAAACCATTTTACTTTTCCTGTTACCATTTTACTATTTTCCTTGTTTGTAAATTTAAGCTGTCTGTGTGTATAAATTGTCAAAGTCTTACTAGGACTTCTTGATACTGTCCATCGATTACCATAATCTGTTTACGGTAAGCAAAACCATTGATATAAACTACATCAATTGGCTGTTGAACAATAACTGGTTGCTGAACAATCACTGGGTCTGGACGGGTGGCAGCATATACAACTGCTCCTCCGATCAGTGCCGGGATTATCCAACCATTGCCTCTAGCATGATGGTGATGTTGCGGGCCTTGCCAGCCGTGTCCACGAATCATGTTTTTTCCATGATGTTGTGCAACAGCACCAAATGATGTTGCAACGATAGCCAACCCAATCAAGACTTTTTTCATAACCTTCTCCTTAGAGCCTGTATATATTTAACGCCTTAGCCCTGAAATTCGTTGACTAGATGTAATTATTAAACCAACCAATCTTACGACCTTCTGTGATTCGCTTTTCATGTTCTTCTACTGAGCCTGGAAAGCGCCAAGCCCAAATTGCCACTAGGCACATAAAGGCTGCTGTGTATATTATACCACGAACGGGTACCGCTGTCAACCACATGATAACCAAACTGCTAGTCATCATGGCCAACATGAAGTATTTCATCTTGTTTGGAAATACTCGCTTTTCGTTCCAATTGGTTAAGAATGGACCGAACAGCTTGTGATTGTAAATCCAGGCATGCATCTTGGGTGAGCCTTTGGCAAAGCAATAGGCTGCAAACACTACAAATATACTGTAAGGTATACCTGGAGTAATCACACCAACATAGGCCATTCCCAAACTAAGGAACCCTAATATTTTCCATAAGAATTTTTTCATTTTATCCTGCAAATACGTTTGGACTGCCAGCAGTGATGGCACCACCGTCGGTTGAGTCACTGACTCGTGCTAACGGCTTTCCGCCGACCTTGACTGTGCCTGACCCAACATTAATAACCGCCGAGTGCTCAACACAATTCCGACCGGACGGAATAGTATGAGAAGCCACTGGATCACCCCGGCATTCAACTGCTATACTGTTGGCATATACTCTTGCACTGGCGCCGGTTGGTCCAGTCACAGTTGAAGTGGCATCACATCCATGTCCGGTTGTTGTTGGGTCGCCTTGTCTAGCTACAGCTGGCATATACGTTCCTTAAAATGCTTTCGGCAAGTCGTTTATCTTACTTAGATATCCAGCAATTCGTTTCTGAACTTTATCTAATTCTTTAGGTGTTATAGTTGGTCTGTCTTTTGAAATTTCTCCACCCTCAATTAAATATATATAAGTAGATATAAAACTGATAAACTCTAAAGGGCTTATCGTATGTATTCCATCTCCGGCTGCTAATCTAACTAGCTCACTGTAATCTACAGCTTCGAATTGAAGAGATTCTGAAATTACGGTACCCACGGGGCTGCTCGGAGCAGTAGTAACAGTTGTCGTTGTTGTAACTTTAAAAATAGCACGAGCATTGCCTGAATCTATCAATCTGCTTTCGTAAGTTATAACTGTTGATGAACTAGTTGACATATTATTTTTCTAATTTAAGCTAGGGCAATACCAGTTGTGCCTTGCATATACTGATTGGCAAATTCTTTATCAGATGTTGCAACTACTGCTACTGCACTTTTACCTAATTTGATATCTTTGTCTGGACTGACTGTGAATAGATAGGGCATTAGTGCTGGTCCTTTTGGACTCATGCCAATCACCGAAGGTTTAGACAGTTTGTAAAAATCATGGCCTTCTTCAACTAGTCGTGCAACTAGCTCTTCTCCGCTTGTTAGTTTTAGAGTGATAACTTCACCTGCGCTTACGCCTTTGTCAATTAACATTTACATTTTTCCTATTAGTACCCGCTACCGTTGAAACCAGTTTCATCGATGTATTTTCTTAATTCTGTAAAGCCACCAATTACGTTACCATTGATAACAATCTGTGGCACTGTTCTAGCTGTTGGAACAGCTTCTAACAATTCTTCTCGGGTGTAACCGTCACCAATTTTACGTTCTTCAAATTTAACACCTTGTTGTGTTAATAATGCCTTTGCTTGATCACAATAGGGACAATGATACTTGCTCCAAACTATTACTTCCATGTTATTTCCTTTCAACTGTATTATATAGCCGGCAATTCGGCATAGTCAATGTTTTCTCCCATGACTCCGATAACATAGTTTGTGCTTTCTGTTTCTTGTAGAGCACTTTGTTTCTTGCTGGTATCTGTGTGCTTGTTGAACCACGGGATTGGAGTTGATTTTGGTGCGGCCTGAAGATACTTGATACCAATATCTTTTAATGCACCCACTGCGGTATAATCTACAAAATCTTTTAGGATGTTGGCATTGAGTCCAATAACAGGACCTAACTTGAACAAATAGGTGGCCCATTCTTTTTCTTCACGAATAACATCCATGTAAAGTTGATACACTTCTGCATGGCATTCTTCCCGAGCTTCCACAAATCGAGCATCCTCTTTGACCACTTGATTGATCATATAGGCTGTCCAGCCTTTGTGTAAGAGTTCGTCTTGAAGAATCAATTGAATGATGTTACCATTACCCATAAAGATTTTATTCTCTACCATGGCCAAGCTGGTGGCAAAGCTAACCATGAAGCGGAACGCTTCTAGAGCATAGCTGGCATGTAGTGCTAACCAAACAGCCTTAACGTGTTCTTTCTCAGTGACCTCTTGTCCAAGTTCTTTACGGCAGTTGATAACGTGTAGCTTGTCATAGTAGTTGCCTACCGAACTGGCCATGTCCACAATTTCTCGAGTGTCGTGGATGGTGCTGAACACATCCTTGGGCACGTTGTAGATGTTGCGAATGATATGACTGTAGCTCTTTGAATGAATGTTGGTTTCAAAGAACCCCCAGTTGTACATTAGTGCTTCGACTTCGGGCAGACTACAAACAGGTGTGAATACCTGTGTTGGACCACGGCCCTGTAAGCTATCCAATGCAGTCTGGCGTAACAAGTTACTGGTGAAAATATGTTTGACAGCATCGCTGGCATCTTTAAAATCATTTGAATCTTTAGTAAGACTGATCTCTTCTGGTTGCCAAAAAAATCCTCGAGCAGTTGCATCGAAGTCTGCAATCTTTTTATATTTTACTTCTTCAAAGCGTTGAATGGTAACTGGCCCTGCTGGGTCTAGAAACATCTTGCGATTGAGATAGTCTGTTTTTGTTGTTAGGTTATATTGTTGTTTTGACATGTTGTTTTGATCTTTTAGTTAGTTTGTATTCCAGCCAAAACCCATCCGCCGGCGGATTTTGATTTAGTCATGTTCCAAACTTCTTCAAATGCTTCTGCTTCTGCACCTACAGTGTCTTGTATTGTGCCGGTAAATTCTACACTGGCTATGTAATTGGAATCAGTTTCTTCTATGCCCAGAAGTTTTGCTGCCAATGATATCACTGCGGTTCTGTGCTCTTGAGTAGCATCTCGAGACGCCAACTGCTGTTGTATTTCTTTCAACATAACACCTGTCATCATGTTGCCAAGAGTGGCTGTGTCTGCACGATCCCAAGCACCTTGCAACAGCACATAGTTTTGTTTAGCGGCTGACTCAAACCCCACTACGTCAAATCCTGCAGGAATTGACCATGTGGTAGTTGTGGCCAATGCTGATCCGATCATTGAACCCCCTTGGAATCGAGTAGGCTGATTGACTTCTAAACTAACCTGTGGTCCTTGATAAGCAAGGTTGGGTGAATTGGCCATCATTCGCTTGCGCATGAACCAACCAATTGCTGCCATTACCGCAACACCAATCAACAAGGCCATTAAGATATTACCAAATGCCGCACCTAGACCCAAACTGCTGGCCAGCCATGCCAGTCCAAGACCTGCTGCCAACCCACCTAACATAGCACCCCATGGGCGTCTCGGCGCCGGTGCTGCCATTGGCGGTGCAGCCTGTGCCGGTGGCGCAGCCTGTTTTTTAGACACGTTAGAACTTTGTTGTCCTACGCTTTTGCCGCCGCCCATGCGTTTGGCTTCTGCGCTCACACTGGCAAATGCCATCATAGCTACTAATATCATTGTAATTAATTTTTTCATAATTTGCATGCCTCGCAATCTTCGTCTTCGATCAATTCTCTTTCGTTGTGAAATCCGTTGTAGTGTACTTCCGGAGTGGCTTCAGCCATTGCTTTACTGCCGGCTTTGTTGATTAGGCTGTAGTAGAATGTCTTTAATCCCCACACATGTGCCTGCATGAGATTCTTAGCAATTAGCGTAGTTGGCACTTTGCGATCTGCCCAGTGAGCTGGATTGTAAAATGTGTTAGTTGAAATTGATTGATCAACATAGGCAGCAAGTACCGCGGCTGTTTTCAAATAGCCATCACAGTCTTTTTGTTCCCACATCATTTGATATTTGTTTTTTAGTTTGTGATACTCGGGTACAACTTGTACAAATGATCCTGCCTTTGATTCTTTAACTGAGATTAGACTCATGGGCATTTCAATGCCATTGGTTGAGTTAATAACAACTGAAGAACTCTCTACCGGAGCAATCGCCATCAATGTGGCATTGCGAACACCATACTGCTTCATATTACCACGCAGTGTTTCCCAGTCAAGTTCAGGAGCAAAGTCTGCTAGTTCATTTACACCTTTGGCTCGTAGTTCCCAGGGAAAGGTACCTTGACCGTATCTAGTTTTATGACTTTCTGTACACGGGCCTCGCTCCTTGGCCAGTTCTACTGTGGCTTCTGTTAGATAGTAGGCCTGATGCTCCATCCATGTTTTAACATCTTGTAGTGCATCTTTCTCGCCATACTTAAGGCCACGCTTGGCATGCCAATAGGCAAGATTAGTAACACCAATGCCTAAGGGTTGTATCTCATCGTTAGATAACTTACTCTGTATACTTAAGAAATCTTGATAGTCAAGAATGTTACACAGGCTACGTTGTAGAATCCTACAGGCCCTACGCATATCCTCTGGATTACGGAACGATCCCCAGTTGATAGATCCCAGTGTACATAACGCTATGCGTCCACTATCGTCGTCTAATCGCTTAAATGAACGTGTGGGTAATAGGATCTCACAGCACAAGTTACTTTGATAAATCGTATGGTACTCAGGGTCAAACGGTCCTTGGTTCATGACATTATCAATGAATACGAGATATATTCGACCCGTATCTGTGCGTTCTTTTAGTATACCACTCTTGAACACTTCTTCGGCGCTCATCGTTTTCTTACGGAGTCCTTTTTGTTTTTCGTATTTCACATATAGTTCTTCAAAGCGTTCTGTGTTTTGATAAAACGCTTCGTACAAGTCAGGTACTTCGTTGGGATCAAAGAAAGTTATGTCTTCTTTGTTTTTGAATCTTCTCCAGAAGAAAGCACTAAGCACAACCCCATAATCCATATGACGGACTCGGGTTTCTTCTGTTCCTTGGTTGTTCTTAAGTACAATAAGATCATCAAACTGATGATGCCAAATAGGATAAAAAACAGTAGCACTTGCATTACGAATACCTCCTTGTGAGCATGAGCGCAGGTCGCCGAACCATTTTTTCAGGAATGGTATCATACCTGTGTGCATGATCTCACCACCTCTGATGGGACTGCCCAATGGACGTAGACGTCCTATCTCCAAACCAATGCCGGCACGTTTGCTGGCATACTTGGCCATCATTTCGCCACTAGCAAAAATGGAGTCAAGATCATCATCACTGCGAATGAGTACACAACTACTGAACTGCTTAGTGGGAGTGCCAAGGCCAGCAAGAACAGGAGTAGCGAGAGTAAATAGACCATCAGAAGCGGCATTATAATATTCCTTTATATAGCGCATACGAACCGTGTTGGGCTCTTCTTTATGAAACACAGTGGCTGCCGCGATCATATATCTGATCTGTGGTGTTTCATATGTTTGTTTGGTACTACGGTTCTTAACCAAGTACTTCTCGATCAATTGTTCAATAGCGGCGTATGAATATGTTTCATCCTTTTCATGATCCAACATGTCATTCATCTTGTTCCAGTCATCTTCTGTGTACCACACAAGTAGTTCTGGTGTGTATAGACCAGTAGCTACATTTGTCTTGACTATTTCATATAGGTTGGGAGGAGTGTAATTGCCGTATACGTCTTTGCGCAACATGCTAACTCTTTGTTTGCCTGCCACATACTGATAATTTGTGTGACCCACATCTGGATTGTTTTCAACATCTATAAGATCCACAATAGCTCTAAGAGTGATTTCATCTACTTCTCTTGTGGTTATGCCGTCATAAAAATGAGGCTGTGCTTTGATCTCGATCATGCTTTGGCTAACATCTGCAATACCGCTACATACTTTTGCCACCTGTGCCTGCCATTTCTCAATGGTGAGTGGCTCTCGATCACCATTTCTTTTGATTACTGTTATTTCCATCTATGTCTCTACTTTATTTGATATTTATTGGTAAGGCCGAACTGGACCACACGATGTCGGTTTGAAACTGTTGCAATACACTGCTGTCATGTGTTATTCTAGGTTCGTAATTTAACACAGCATTATCTACTACTAGGAAAAATTTTGAATCGTGATCTTCGGGAAGCATAGACTTATGTATCTCACAAACGGTATTCATAAACCGCTGTGTTAATTTAATAGTATACAGCATGCCGAGACAAATAGCAAGATCATCCAGCTTGCTATCAAGAACCAAATGCCAGGGATCCGGCCAAGTGGTTGGTTCATGGGGGTTTAAGAAAGGATTAACAAATGGAGCATGACTCCAGAATTCAGCCACATCGGATAAAGCATGTTGGCTGATTTCTAAACTATCTCTAAACTGCTTCCATTTGGTTAATCTTTCGTTTCCGTAAAGATCAAACACCGTACGATATTGAATATGATATCGTTCCGGTTTGACCAGAAGACAGCGGATTTCGATATGACAACAACAGTGTTTCAATTCCACTGTCGCCATCGTTGTCTTTTAATTCTACATTAAAAATAAAATCTGTCATAAGAATCCCCTCTGGTGTAGATGAACTGGGTGATGAATACACGTAATTGTCGGAGAATGTGAATTCGCCCACTGACTCAGTGACCATTACCACTATTTGTCCTGCTCGCGAATGATCGCCTAACTGTAAAACATAATCTATGTAGGTATATCTGTTGAATGCTGCAAATACCGATAGTGGTTTGAAACCGTCTGATAGATAGATTATTTCATAATTCATATCTATCAAACTGACCCTGGCGGCGTTTTCAACTTCTGTGATTGCAGGTGTAGTATTGAATGCTGTGAATCCTGCTGCTTGATGTCTATTGCTGGTGCTGTCAATCACAGCATTGCCATTTTTCTCTCCAAACTTGACCATACTGGATGTTGGAGTGGCTGCGCTGTTGGTGTTGTTACCGCAGTTGATGAATCTGGTACGTTGTATCACTGTGCCTGTGCCGTAGTCAGATATAAAAGCATGAGCGGCAATTTCTTCAAATTCACAGTCAAACACACGCCATAGGTTGCCTTGACCAAGTACACCATTGATCACTATTGCAGTGTTGCAGACAAAAAATCTGCAGCCGTCAAATTTCACGCTGGTATCAAAACTTGGCGGAGCACTGGAATCTATAGTAATCTGATCAGACCGCACGGCCAACGGAGTTGATTGCCACACACAGTCTTTGAGCGTGATGTTGGTAACCTTGGTACCATCAAGACTGTTTTCCCAGTACAATGATGGATTGGAGTTTTCGATAAGACCAACAATGGTGTCTCCTAACACGTAGTCGCTGGTCCATTTTACATTGGTGAATACACTGTCTGCTACTCCGGTTAATACCGTTTGACCTTGACTGTGATCAATTGTTAAATTACTGATGCTGACGTTGATTGGTCTATTGCTACTGGTGAATTCTGCAACTTCTTGACCGTTGGCTGTAACAAATAAAATATTGTTGTTGCCTATCTGCAGAATAACTCCGTCTCTGGTTTCACCTTGCATCTTTGACGTGCTGGGGATTTTTAAGTTGCTGCTGAAAAAATATGTGCCGTTGGGGATCAACAGAGTTTTTTTGAATTTGGGATCTATGTTTCTAAACAATTCATTCAAGGCATTTTGAAAAAATGGCACACAGTCTGTGCTGCCATCCGGTATGGCTCCAAAATCCAACACGCTGACATATTCATCCAACTTGGTCTGAAGTGACCTAG